AAGGATGAAAATGGTAAGAAGAATTATATTCTGAATGCGGAAGCTGCAAGTAAGTGGCCTCCAACATATGCAGAATTAAGTAAAGGCGGACAAGGTATACATTTGCATTATATTTATGATGGAGATGTAACTCAGCTTAGTAGCATCTATGACAAGGATATAGAGATAAAAGTGTTCACTGGAAAATCTTCATTAAGAAGAAAATTATCAAAGTGCAATAATCTTCCGATAGCTCATATATCAAGTGGTCTTCCGTTAAAAGAGAAAAGAGGTAAAAAAGTGGTAAATGACGAGGTAGTAAAAAATGAAAAAGCACTGCGTACACTCGTCAAGAATAATTTATCCAAAGTTTATCATGCAGATACAAAGTCAAGTGTTTGTTTTATAGACAAGATTTTGTCAGATGCATATAACAGCGGAATGAGTTATGACCTGAGCGATATGCAGGCAAAAGTATTATCATTCGCAGCATCAAGTACACATCAGTCTGATGTATGTATAAAGATGGTTAACAAAATGAAGTTCAAGTCGGACGATATCAAGAATGACAATGAATCAAAGATTGATGAAATTATATTCTACGATATTGAAGTATTTCCAAATCTGTTTCTTGTCAACTGGAAGAAGAGAGGACCTGGACATAAAGTTGTACGAATGATTAATCCTACAGCAGAAGAAATTGAGAATCTTCTGAAGTACAAGTTAGTTGGTTTTAACTGCAGACGTTATGATAACCATATCATGTATGCAAGACTTCTTAACTACACAAATGAACAATTATATTCTCTGAGTCAGAAGATTATCAAAGGCGAAACTGGATGTTTCTTTGGCGAAGCATACAATTTGTCTTTCACAGATGTCTATGACTTTTGTAGTAAGAAACAAAGTTTGAAGAAATGGGAAATTGAATTAGGTATACATCACCAGGAATTGGGATTACCTTGGGATAAACCTGTTCCGGAAGAACTTTGGAAGAAGGTTGCTGAATATTGTGATAATGATGTTATTGCAACAGAAGCAGTATTTGAGAATAGGTATGCAGATTTCATTGCAAGAGAGATTCTGGCAGATGTTGCAGAGATGAGCGTTAATGATACAACAAACACTTTGACAACAAGAATTATATTTGGCAAGGAGAAGCATCCTAATCTTGTTTATACAGATTTAGCTGAGACATTTCCAGGTTATGAGTTTGTTCAGGGAGAAGATGGAAAGTTCCACAATATGTATCGAGGTGAAGATGCAGGATTTGGTGGATATGTATATGCTAATCCAGGAATGTATAAGAGAACTATAACATTTGATGTTGCATCAATGCACCCAAGTTCAGTTATAGCTCTTAATATGTTTGGAGATTATACAAAGAACTTTAAAGATCTTCTAGATGTAAGAATCGCTATCAAACATAAAGACTTTGAATCAGCTAAGAAGATGTTGGGCGGAAAACTTGCAAAGTATTTGGATGATGAGTCCAAAGCAAAAGCTCTGTCTCAGGCACTTAAGATTGCAATTAACTCTGTTTATGGTTTGACGAGTGCAAGCTTCGATAATCCTTTCAGAGATGTTCGCAATAAGAATAATATAGTTGCATTAAGAGGTGCTCTGTTTATGATTAATCTTAAACATGAGGTTGAAAGTAGAGGATTTAAAGTTGTCCATATTAAGACTGATTCAATTAAGGTTGAAAATCCGGATGATAAGATTTATAACTTTATCATGGATTATGGTAAGAAATATGGATACAACTTTGAGATCGAGCATATCTTCGAAAAGATCTGTCTTGTTAACAATGCGGTTTACATAGGAAAGTTAGACAAGGACGATCCTGAAGAACCTGGTAAGTGGACAGCAACTGGAACACAGTTTGCAGTTCCTTATGTGTTTAAGAAATTGTTTAGCCATGAGCCAATTATATTTGAGGACATGTGTGAAACAAAGGAAGTTAACGGAAGCATTTATGTTGACATGAATGAAGGATTATCAACAGAGTTTACAGATGAGCATGATCGCTTAACGAAAGTTCGTAAGAAGTATGAGAAGGATGGAAAAGATACAACAGAGATCGATGGAAGAATTGAAGAGCTTGCCGAAGCGATGAAGAGAGAGCATAATTATATTTTTGTCGGAAAGGTTGGTCAGTTCTGTCCTATCAAAGATGGATGTGGCGGAGGAGAGCTTCTTCGAGAGAAGGATGGTAAGTATTCCGCTGTAACTGGTACTAAGGGTTATCGATGGCTTGAGTCTGAAGTTGTTAAGACAATGAAGAAAGAGAAAGACATTGATGAGTCTTATTATATTTCTCTTGTTGATGAAGCAAGAGATACAATTGCTGAATTTGGGGACACCGCTTGGTTTATAGACGATGTTCCCTTTGAAGGCGGAACATTAATAGCATAATAATTTTTTGGAGGTAAAACAAAATGAATAAGAAACAGGTAGAAAACATCACACTTAGTAACTGCAGAATTATATTCCGTAATTTCTCAGGAAAAGAAGGCAAGTTCAATCCAGCAGGAAGAAGAAGCTTCTGTGTAATTCTCGATGCTGAATTGGCAGCAGATCTCGAGAGAGAAGGATGGAATATCAAACAGCTTAAGCCGAGAGATGATGAGGAAGAGCCAATTCCTTACATGCAGGTAAGAGTAAACTATGGAAATGTTGATCCTAAGATTTACATGGTTGTTGGAAGACAGAAGACACTGCTTGATGAAGATTCTGTTTCATCTCTTGATTATGCAGAGATTGAAAATGTCGATCTTGTTGTAAGACCTTATGAGTGGGATGTAAATGGTAAGTCTGGAATTACAGCATATGTCAAGACAATGTATGTAACTGTTGCAAAAGATGAGTTTGCTGACAAGTACAACTATGATGACACCGATGAGGAAGTTCCATTCAATAACTAAGAAAGGAGATCTATGATGGCAATAAGTCTCAGACCGTATCAATTGGATGCTGTTAAGAGAATGTCTAATGGATCAATATTATGCGGCGGAGTTGGTTCTGGTAAATCCAGGACCGCTCTTGCCTATTATATTTATACACAAGGTGGAAAGATCTTTGATGAAGATAGTTATGAGATTCCAATTAATCCTTGTGACTTATACATAATCACAACAGCGAGAAAGAGGGATACAATGGAATGGGAAGATGAAATGATACCATTTCTATTATATTCTGGAGAAGAGAATTATTACACAAATAAAGTTGTTGTCGACTCTTGGAACAATATCAAAAAGTATGTAGATGTTAAAGATGCTTTCTTCATATTCGATGAGCAGCGAGTAGTCGGATATGGAACATGGACTAAATCTTTTTTAAAAATTACACGTAATAATAAATGGATTTTACTCTCTGCCACACCTGGCGATACATGGATGGATTATATTCCAGTATTCATAGCAAATGGGTTTTACAAAAATAAAACAGAATTTTGCAGAGAACATGTTGTGTGGTCAACTCATAGCAACTTTCCAAAAGTTGATAGGTATATCAATACCGGAAGATTGATAAGGTTGAGAAAAAGAATTTTAGTTGACATGGTTTTCTATAGAGAAACAATATCACATCATGAAGACATTTATGTTGATTACAATTTGTATGAGTACAAGAAGTTGATGAAAGAAAGGTGGAACTATGAAAAAGATGAACCGATTGAAAACATAACAGAGTTGTGTTACCAATTAAGAAAAATTATAAATTCAGATCCAGGTCGATTAATCAAGACAATGGAAATTGCCGAAAAGAAACACAAGGTAATTATATTCTATAATTTTGATTATGAATTGGAGCTGATTAAAAATTGTTTTGAAGGAACCGCATTCGAAGTTGCGGAATGGAATGGACATAAACACCAAGACATTCCAAAATCTAATGAATGGGTTTATCTTGTTCAATACAATGCAGGAGCTGAAGGATGGAATTGTATACAGACAGATACAATTATATTCTACAGCCAAAACTATAGTTACAAAATTATGGTACAGTCTTCCGGTCGTATAGATAGAATGAATACGCCGTTCTCAGACTTGTACTACTATCATCTTAAATCTCGCTCAGGTATAGACTTAGCAATTAGCAAAGCTCTTCAGTCTAAGAAGAAGTTCAATGAATCCAATTATATTCCAAAATAATCCGGTCGCGAAAATTCCAAGTCCTTTATGGAGGGAGAGGAGAACCGAATTTTAAATTTGAGTTTTTCCGCTCCTTAAAATTTTTAGGGGAGGTCTCTTTTATGTCAAAGAAAAATTTTGTAAGCAAAAAAGAAAAAGACTTTCAGTCTGGTCTTATAAAAGACATTAAGAAGAGATTTGAAGGTTGTATCGTTCTCAAGAATGATCCAAACTACAAGCAGGGAATTCCTGACCTATTAATTTTACACAAAAGTAAATGGGCAGCATTAGAATGTAAGAAAGACAAGAATGCTAAACATCGACCGAACCAGGATTATTATATTTCCAAAATGGACAAGATGAGTTTTGCTAAGTTCGTCTATCCTGAGAATAAACAGGAGGTATTAAATGAACTGGAACGATCATTCGAAACTTGAGGGTTGTCACGCATTTATGTCAGCCTCTAAATTCCATTGGATTAATTACGATAAAGAAAAAATAAAAACATCGTATTTAAACTTTTTGGGAATTGAGCGAGGCACCAGATTGCATGAATTTGCATCTGAAGCAATCAAACTCAAAATTAAATTACCTAGAACAAAGAATACCATAAATATGTTTGTCAATGATGCAATAGGTTTTGGTATGCAGAGTGAACAGGTATTATATTATTCAATAAATTGTTTTGGAACAGCTGATGCGATTAGTTTCAAACACAATCTTTTGAGAATTCATGATCTTAAAACTGGCATTGGACCAACACATATGGAGCAGCTTATGATTTATGCAGCTCTGTTTTGTTTGGAGTATAATGTTAAACCAGAGACAATAGATATGGAACTTCGAATCTATCAGAATGATGAAGTTAGAATCGAAAATCCAGATCCAGAAAAGATAAGAGAAATCATGGATAAAATAGTTGAGTTTGATATGGAACTTGACAAACTTAAGGAGGATTTGTAACAATGGAAAAGCCAGAATTAAGCGAATTAGTATCTCAGATAACTGATTCAAAAAATGACATCTATCATTATGAAAAACCTGATTTAAGTGAATTGGTTGCGATGATCGATGATTCCGACGAGGATATTAAACACTATGGAACTCCTAGACATTCCGGAAGATATCCTTGGGGGTCTGGCGATAATCCTTATCAGAGAAATGCAGCTTTCCTTGCTCAGTATAGAGATTTACATGACAAAGGAATGTCTGATTCTGAAATAGCAAAGGGTATGGGAATCTCTACAACAGAGCTTAGAGCAAAACGTTCTATCGCTTCTGCTGAAGAAAAACAGGCCCTTGTATCAAGAGCAAGAAAATTGAAAGAAAAAGGTCTCAACAATACACAGATTGCATTGGAAATGGGTATGCCAGCTTCGGCTGAATCAACAGTTAGAAACTGGCTTAAATCCGATGTTGAGAAGAATGCTCAGAAACTTGATAACACCGCATCTATATTAAAGAAACAGGTTGCAGATAAAGGTGCTATCGATATTGGTGCAGGTGTTGAACTTGAAATGGGTGTATCTAAAGATAACCTTGCTACTGCAGCAGCGATGCTTAAAGAAAAGGGTTATGAAATAATCAATGTAAAGATACCTCAGGCAAATAATCCTGACCAGTATACAACAACACAGGTGTTAGCAGCGCCTGGAACAAAATGGGCAGATTTGTATTACAATCCAGACAAGATTAAATCAATCACAGAGTACTCTGGAGATGGAGGATTAACATTCCGAAAAGTTGAATATCCCGAATCTCTTGATTCAAAAAGAATATTTGTAAGATATGCCGAAGATGGTGGTCTTGAGAAAGATGGAACTATTGAATTAAGACGAGGTGTAGATGATTTAAGTCTTGGAAATGTAAACTATGCCCAAGTAAGAATTGCAGTTGACGACAAGTTGTATGCTAAAGGAATGGCATTCTATTCGGATAATATTCCAGAAGGATACGATATGGTTGTTAACTCAAATAAACCGGAGGGAACACCAATTAATAAAGTTCTTAAGGAAATGAAGACCAAGAAAGACCCAAAAACTGGAGAAGAAGTTATCGATAAGGATAATCCTTTTGGAGCTACTATAAAAGATGGTGGTCATGGTCAGACTTTCTTTGATGATCCCAATGGTAAATACATCGATCCCGAAACTGGAAAGAGACAGTCGATGTCATGTGTAAATAAGATTAAAGGAGAAGGAGATTGGGAAGATTATAGTAAAAACTTGGCTTCTCAGTTCTTGTCTAAGCAGAGTAAACAACTTATTGACAAGCAGCTTAATCTTACTTATGCAAACAAGAAAGAAGAGTTTG